TGTTTCTTGCAAGTCGGTTTTTTTTCAATGCAAAAACTTAACCGCCATAACGCAAAAATACCGAAAAATACTGAAATAATATCGGGAAATATTGGGAAATAACGGCAAAAGGGCTTGACAAAAGAGGGCGGGCGTGGTATGCTTAAGATGAGGGGTGAAATATGAAAAAAAAGCTATTTGTTTTTGTGGTGCTGTCGATGGTGCTTGTAGCCTGTAAGCCTGCGGTAAAGGGCGGTGATACGAGCAATAGCGAAACACCGCTTGAGCTGACGGCTGATAACCTCGCTGGCAAATGGGTGCTTGAGGACGATAGCACGAAATGGTACGAGTTCAAGAAGGATGGGACTTATACGCGAAAAGATGTCTATTATCCGTATTCAATAACTGGTGATAAAGTGAATTTAAAATATAAAGACGGTTTCAACAATATGCAAAATGTCACAAAAAAAATTGTTTTGTATAAATCTTATCTAATTATCGAAACCGCCAAATATATTAAACAATAAAATATACAGAAATTAGAAAATTAAAAACTGTATTTTTTTCGATGATGTTTATATCAATGGTTTCATTTACATTGTTAATTAGCGGCTGTATTAAATGGCTAGTATCCTCTGTTGCCCCATTGTCGCGGGTGGCGGTACCAGCAATTTTTATAATTTTTGTAATATCGCCATATCCTGCTGTTTGAATGCTAAAATTATCCTGCACGTTTTCCCTTTCCACGCATAGCCTGTAGATGTCCTTTACTGTGCCGTCGGCTAGTTTTATCGTCTCGCCTGTTTTGACGGCTTCGGCTTTGCTAAAGTCGTACAACGTTCCAGCTCCAGACGTCGGGCGGGCTGCTTCCAGTGTCTTTATCTTTTTGTCTTGCACCCGCTGGCTTTCGTCAACTTCTGCTTTTGTGTAGTAGTTTGCTAGCTTGCTATTGGTATATTCGGTTGCTTCGTCTTTCGCTTTTTTGACGGCTTCGGCTTGGGCTGCTTCGGCTTTTGTTATCTTTTCCGTTAGCGTGTTCACTATACCCGCCTCTCCGTTCAACGCGTCGGCTATCTCTTTTAGCGTGTCAAGCGTTCCGGGTGCGCCGCCAACAAGCTCCGCGATTTTTTCGCTAACGTGCGTTTCTAGCTGCTTTTTGTTTACGGCTTCAGTGTCCGCCTCCGCTTCAGGCACGGCTAGGCTTCCGCGTTCGTTTCGCAGTGCGTTACGATACGCCGCTGTCTCGTTCACCCGCTTGTTCAGTTCTTTGCCCCGCTCTGCCTCTTCCTGTCGCCCGAAATTATCACTACTTATAGCGGGCTTTTCAGCTCGTATAATATCAGCTAGTTCGTCATCTACTTTTTTGAATGCCTCCGTAAGCTCCGCATTTGCATTCCGCTCTATTTCTGTCAAAAGCTCAAGGTTTACAAGTTCATCGTTTGCCGTTGCCTTTGCAGCTTTCAGCGTCCCCGTCGCTGTTCGCAGTGCTAGAGACTTTGCGATAGCGTCGGCGTTTGCACTGTGCGGGGCGGTGTCAGCTTTGTGTGTTTCCAGTTCTTTGCTTGCTGCGTCAAGCAAGCGGTTAAACGCCGCTATCTGCTCCGTGGCGTCGCCTGTTTGTGCTTTTACCGCGTTGATAAACTCCGCAGTTACAAAATCGCCGTATACCTGGTAGTCAAGGTAAACCGTCGCCACGTCCTTATACACAATGATTTCTTTCCAACAATTTTTGTTGCTTATCTCCGTCGCGATTGTGTCCTCGCTTGTAAAATCAAAATCAACGCCACGCCTCAAAAGCGTGTTAGCTCTATCATTCACCTTTTCGTAAATATAAAAGCCGTCTTGAAAAAAAATGCTGTGTGCTAACTTTTGCGGCGTGCCTTTTGTTACCGCTAGCACTTCACCAGTTACCTTGTTTGCAGGTGATGTTCCTGTTTCGTCTTTGTTCATTACTTTAACAATTGCCATAATCTCTCCTATACCCAATTGGTTTGCGTGTCGTTTTGTACGGGGCGGTCATCTGCAACAAAAGCTGCAAATACCCTGCAATCCCGATTGTGTTTGTTCGTCTCTTTCAAGCTTAACGTTTGCGTCAAATACCCCGCATATTCGAGCGTTATTTCGTCAACGATGCCTTGGCTATAACTCGGATAACGCAATTTCTTAAACGCCAAAAAATCATATAGCTGTATGCGCGGGTCTGCCCAAGCTTCAGCGGTAAAACTTCCAGAAAGCTCTTTATAATACCGCATCGCCGTGCGTAAAATTTCTGTTGCACTTTTTTTGTCTTGCACTCCGTCAATCGATATATTTTTAACTATTTCACCGTTGATTTTTATATTTTCTTCGTTACGTGCCTGTATCGTGATTTTTTGCTCGCTCTTTTTTAATCGCACTCCGTAAATGTTCACCGTTAGCGTTTGCTGTACCTCCGCATAATTCCACGCCTTTACTTCAACGCCTTTTTCTGTGCGTGTCATATAAAATTCAAAATAGCCCGTTACAAAATAATTGCCGATTTCAATTCTGTCTATTTGTATATCGCCCGTTGTTTCAACCGAAAAAATCTCAGGGGCGTTCGGGGCGTTGCGCCGCTCGATTTCTGCACTGTCGTTTTTGCTTTTGGGTGCGTCTTTAAGCTCCGCCCCTTTGGTGTACTCGTTACCGTGCGGGTATACGATAAAGTCTTGACTGTCGATGATTTGGCTTTGTGGCTTTTCTTTTACGCATAGCATAATCGTGCATTGCTCCGTGTCTTTGTGCGTTTCATAGCTCCAGATTTTCACGGTTACGCTTTCTGTTTTATTTGTTGCTTCGTTTTTCTTTGTGTCGATTTTATATTCAAAACTTTTGTATAAAAATTCGTCGCTTATTTCTATGTGGTGAAAGTTTTCAGGTAGCTCGTTTGCGTTAAAAGTTTTTTTGTATGAAACGGGTTTATTATCTTCGGTGATAAACACGTTATCAATATAATCATTTAACGGCATCGTCTCCCATTCCTTTTGTCGCTTTTCTATATCCTTATTGTAAAACAAAACTTTTTTGTCTTTTATAAAAACGCCGTTTTCGTATTCGTAGGTTGAATAGCTTAAATTGATAACGTTAGGGACTAGGCTTTGTGAGCTGCTAGTGCCTTTTTCCTTAAACTCGTTCAATGCAAAATACCGCGATGGGTAACGGAGCGTCGCGTGTTTGCTTTTCAAAAGTGTTGCAACAAACACATTAGCGCGTGTTGTGCAAAATACGTTTGTATCGCTGCATAAGCGGTTTAATATTTTTGAAACTGTTCCATTAAGCGGTAAAAGTGAGTAGTTGATTTGTTTTAAGGCTTCGTCAATGCCTGTGGGTTCAAGTCCGAGTTTTAACGCTATCGTTTTAAACACTTCATACGCGGTTTTATTTTCGACAATGCCTAGCGTTATTTCTTTTTCTTTTTGTGAGCCGATAAAGTCAGTGCCTTTAATTGTTGCTTGGGCTTCGCTTAATTTACTTGTAAAATCCGTAACGGTAAAAGTGCCAAGCTCGATTACAAAAGGCTTTTGCATTTTGCCTTGTTTTAATGTCAGTGCAACCGAAAAGGTCGCGGTGCTTGTTAGGTAATTTACAATCGGCGAGTTTTTATTTTCTTTGTCAAATATGCGCTCGATGTTTGAAAGCGTTAAATCAATTGTGTTAAAATAAAGACGCCCGATTGAGCCTTCTTTATTTTCTGACTTTTTTTGTTGGTGCTTTATTTTTACGATGTGCTTTTCAGTGAGTGCGTATTCAAAGCCTGCAAAAAATGAAACTATCCAAATTCTTTTGTCTGCGGTTGCTTTTGTTATGGTTAATTCTATGTGCGTTACGTCTTTACTCACAATAGGCAACAAGAGAAAGCTTTTTTTATTGTTTGTGATTACGCACGTTGCAGCGGGCTTTTCAAGCTGATTTTTTGTGTATAGTTTTATAGTTGCATCTTTGATAATGCGGTCGGGGTTTGTTCTAAGCGTTATGTTTTCAATATCGGTGTTTGGCACCCATAACGTGATTGTGTCGTTTACGTTTCCATCTTTGTCGGCTATTGCTCCGATGTAACCAACGTGTGCGGCTTGCACGTTTTCGACTTGAACGTATTTGTCCCGCCCGCCGTATCGGTTTAGCACGCTCGGAAAAATGCGGTTGTATTTATCTGGTACGTCTTCAAATGGGAATTGGTTTTTAAACCTGCCATCGGTAAATACGCGGTTTTTGATGTGCGATAAATAAGGATAAACTATTTTATCAACGATGCTTCCCGTTTGTGCGTTTGGTGCTTTTATCTTAATTGCGGTGGGGCTTTTAATTGACAAAAACGAAAATATAACGCTTGCTTTGAATTGGCGGTTATTGCCTTTGATAACTTCGAGTGTGTCCTTGCCTGTTAATAACATTGTGCAGCGTCTCCAGTTATTCCGGGTTGTATAAATACATTTCGACGGTTATGTTTTTCGGCCGCGTTTCAATGTCGGTTCTGCCATCGTTAGGGCGTGTGTCATTAAGATAATCGTTAACGCAAAATCGATGCTCTATCGTTCTCCACAAAGAGCCCTCTGCTGCGGAACTTGTCCAGGCTTTATGCTTATGCTCTTGCAGTGCGTCCATTTGCCCGCCGCCTGTGTTTGGCTTATTCTCGCTATCGCGGGCTTTTTCGTCATAGCCTACCTGCTCGCTTTGTGCGTTGAACGCACTAGCATTCCCGCCTGCAAGACGCAAAAAATCGCCCGCGTATTGTGCGTGCAATTTTTTCCAGTCAAGCTCGCTTGTCCAGTTAAAAACGCCATCTACTCCATAAGGTAGCGGGCGTCCCGGAAAGCGTACATACAAAAAGCCTTTCGGAATTGTGCAAGCTGGCAAGTCTCGGATTTTTTTAATTGCTTCTTTTAGCTTTTCAATGTTTGTTGCAACTGTGTTCCAGTCCGCCTCAGTTAAAGCGTCATCCGCTTTTTTTTCCGGTATCGGTGCCATCGTCGAAAGAATTTCGTTAAGCTCATTTCGTAAATTCATATAAACCTCGTTTAATTTATTTTTATTGTAATGCCAGAATAAATAAACATTCCGCCCGTTCTAAATTTATAAGCGTATTTTGTAAAGTCAATCACGTCTATTCGGATTGTTTTAAAATCGCTATAAATATTATTTGTATTTTTCATCGGTAGCCTTTTTATAAAAATTTGTTTTTCAGTTTCAAAACTTGCATTTTCAATTTTATTGACAATGTACGTTAAACTTTGGAAACCGCCTTCTGGTATTTGGTTATATTTTAATGTTACCTTTTCGGTTTTTGCAATAATGTCTTTTCGTTTTGTGCCGTCGGCGGTTGTTAGCGTGTTTCCAATTTCGTTTATGTCAATCGATAATTCAAAACCCAACGGCAAGACAAAAAGTTCATTATCTATTTTGATAAAATCTTTTGGAAAATGTTTTTGTAAATATTCTGCTTCAGTCATTTTAATCTCCGATGTAGTTCATTCGTTTTGTATTTTCAACAAGTGCTAAAAGCTCGCGGTCGTATGGACGCAATTCATTTAAAATCTTTTCGCCTGCATTTTCGCCTTGCTCGTTCATTACCGTGATTTGGTATGTCGGCGCGATTGTTACGTTTGCGTTGTTGTTGTTTGTTATGCCTTGTGCTTTAAAGACGGCTTCAAGGTTTTGCTGGTTCACTGGTAAGATTATTTCAGGGATGCCCGCTTCTGCTGCAACCGCTGGCGTGCCGTTTTGTAAATTAAACGCAGCACCGCCTGCACTCGGATAAACGATACCGCCTCGTGCAAATTTTATCGGGCGTGGTGCTGGCGGTAATGGTGCTAGTGTTGCCTGTCCGCTCGGAATTGGGGCTGCACTTACAACGGCGATTTGAGCGGCGGATATTGCAGCTGCTACTGTGTATGCTGCTGCTGACGGTATCGCTGCGGGGTTCGTAAACGACTCGGCTATTTTAGCTGCTGCGGTCGCGGTGTTGATTGCGGTTTGCACAATCAGGTTTGTAACGCTTTGGGCTTTTTGCCATTGTGCGGTTTGTCTTGCAAAGGCTGCGTCCGATTGAGCGGAGGCGTTTTGTGCTTCGATGGTTGCAACTTGAAATTGCCATTGGGCTTGTGCTTTCACGTTAAGCATTTCAATTTCTTGCGCCCGCTCTTCTTTTTGCCGTTTCTTTTCTGCGTCGGCTTCGGCTTTTTTTTGCTGTGCTTCGGCTAACGCTCGCCTTTTTTCTTCAAGCTCTTTTTCTTTATTCTTTGCTTTTTGAATATTTGTTTCCTGATTAAACGCTGCTTGCGTTTCGCTTAAAGTGCGTGTCAGCTGCTCTTGTTGTTTTTCGTACTCTGCGGCGGCTCTCGCTTCTTCGCGTTCTTGCGCTTCAAGTTGCTTTTCTTCTTTCCAGTCAAGGTACTCGTTTTCAAGCTCCATCAGCGTTTCATTTTTTTCACGCTCGATTTCTGCAAGCTGCTCGGCTAAACGCTCGGCGTTTTGTTTTTGTTTTATGCCGATGATATCAGTTGCAAGGTTTGCAATGCCGTTCAGTGTTTGCGTTGCAATTTGTCCATACTCTTGTATTGCACTTGCAGCTTTTTGGGCAGCTTCGGCTGTTGTTGATTGAACGCTTGCAAGAGCTGCTGCAGCAAGTTCTTTTATTTTATTAAGCTCTGAAACCTCGCCTTTTAGTGCGTTTATTTTTTCGGCGTTTGCCTCCGCGTCTTCTTTTGTAAGGTTTGTAATTTGTTCGTTAAGCTCAAGTATTTTAGTGTCGTATTCTGCAATTTGGAAGCGGTACATTGCACGTTTTGAATCGCTTGCGTTTTTATCTCCGAAACTTCCTGCGTTGAATTTATTTTGGCTTTCGGCTTCAAGACTTGCCTTTGCGTTTTCTGCAATTTGTTTTATTTCTGGAAGCTCCGCTTCTAGTTTTTCTTTTGCAATGCGGGCGATGTTTTCATAGGTCGTTTCAACTTCACCGCTAATAGTTTTGTTTTGGATTGCAAGCATTTGAGCTACGGCATTTTCGTAACTCGCCCCCACTTGCATTCTTTCATCGATAAATGTTTTTAAAAGTTTTAACCTGTCGTTAAAGTATTTATTTTCGGCGTCAGTTTTTTCTTTTGCCTTTTGTGCTGCGGTGATGTTGCTATTTTCGATGATTACCGCTTCGCGTTTATATGCGTCATCGAGGGCTTTTAGTCTATCGTCCTGCTCCGCAATTTGTTTTGATAAAGCACTTTCTTGATTGGGCTTTTCTTTTTCTTTTGGTGTACTCGCTTCTTTACTTTCTGCAACAAACCAACTTTTATTTAAGTCGTTGAGCGTCGCTTTTGCTTCGATTGTTTTTTCAAGCGTTTCATTTTGTTTTGCAAGTGTTTCGTCTAGGTTTTTTAATTCTCTATCTGCGGCTATTCTTTCTTTGATAACGGCATCAACGTCTGCGGCAGCCCCTGTTTGCCAAGCTATGCTATCGACGTTTGCCTTTAGCTCTTCTTCGGCTTTAATTGCATTTTTTCGGTTTTCGATTGCCTTTTCCGTTTCGTTGATTGCGTTTCGATGGGCTTGCTCTTCGGCTATAAGTTGTCCAGTTTTTTCCTTTGCCGATAATACAAGCTCTTCAAATGATTTTCGTTTATTGGCGGCAGCTTCGGGGTCTTGTTTTACGTCAAGCTTTTCAAGAATTTCTTTTTCGAGTTTTGCCTGTTCTAATTTTTGCTTTTCGCTTTTACCCATTACGGCGTTAAGCTCCGCCCAGGCTTTTATCTTTTCTTGAATGCTCGAAATTTCTTCGTATCTTTTTTGTTTTGACTTTTCGGCTTCGATGGTTGCTTCGTGTGCTTTTTGCTTTGCCTTTTCTAGCCAATCACACAATCCTTTTAATGCAACAATAACGCCTGTGATTGCAACCGCTGCAACGCCGTAGGGGTTTGAAGCAAGGACTTTATTAAACGCCCCTTGTAATTTTATTGCTGTGGCTTTTACTTTGTTGTAACCTATCAGTGCGGTGGTGAGTAACGCCATTGCAACGGCGGATTTTGTCATTGTGCCAATGAGTGCCATCCATCCGGGGTTTGCGTTTGCAAGTAAATTGACAATTGACATAACGGGTTTTAATAACGTTTGCAATGTGGGTATTAGTTCTTGTCCGAGTTTGATTGTCATCTTTTGGGCGTTTAGCTGCAACTGCTGCAACTGGAACCCGAAAGAGTTTACGCCGTGTTCGGTTGTTTCTGCAAAGGCTTCATCGGTTGCACCTACGACATTTTGCATCGCTTCAAAAGACGCGGTGGCTTTTGCAGCTCCAGCACCTGCTTCATATAAAACAAGGCTCCCTGCTTGCGCGCTTCCGAATAGTGTGTTGACTGCTACGCCTGTTTCGTCTGCGACTTTTTTAAGTGCGTTAAAAGCCCCTTGTAAGCCGCCGAATTTTTGTATAAGCTCAGCACCGGTTTGCACGCCTAGCTTTTCAAATGCTTCCAAAAGGGCGTCGCCGGGCTTCATTAACTCGGTATATGCTGCTTGTAGTTTTGTTGCAACTTCGGCTGCCCCTCCGATTACGCCCGTTCCACTTGCAAAAACAGAAAATAACTCTTCCTGCGTTACGCCTAATTCCTTACTTGATGAGGTTGTTTTTTGGATGCTTGAGGCAAGCTCTGACATTGAAGTTTGTCCGAGTTTTAAGGTTGTAAATGCAAGGTCTGAAACTTTTTTTTGAGCGTCAAGGCTTGTATCTCCATAACCTTTTGTAACCGCCGATAAAAGGGCGATTGCTTCTTTTGTGGTCGAGCTTCCAGCTGCTGCGGCTTTTGCTGCAAGGGTTAATGTTTTTGCACTGTCGGCACTATCGCCAAAACCCGAAATAATTTCATACAACCCGTCGGTTAAATCTTGCGTTGTTTTTCCAACCGCAGGGGAAAGCTCCAGTACGTTTTCTTGTAGCTCTTTTATACGAGCTGTCGCTCCGGGGATAAGCGTTGCAACGCGGGAAAAGCCCTCGTTGAATTTATTTGCCATATTGACGCTTGCTGCTGCTGCTGCGGTAAGCGCGGTTGTTGCAATGACAGAATATTTTTGTAAATCTTTTTGCGCTTCTGCTACCTTTGCGTTTGATTGACGAAACAATCCACGGACTTTCAATATCAAGTAGCTTTGTATAAAATTATTCTAATGTTTCGCTCGTCTTTATACTATATCATAATTTTTTTTCCGCTAGAGAGCCGAATGAGCCTTTATTTTTCAAATAATTTATACATATACCCTAATGTCCATTTAGGATGTAAAGCCTGTTCATTATAGGTGATAGAAATTGCTGCCACTAATGCCCATTTTTCTTTTTGCCATGAGGCTTGAAATTGAATTGTTTCCGCCACGCTGGATTGACCATGTTGATATTGTTTTTGTAATAGTTCATTGCTATTCCAACTTATGTTCCCAGAAATAGATACTGAGAAGTAATTATTTAAAACGGTTGTAATGTTAAGTCCCGTTGTTAAAATACATGGTATCCATGCTGTTTTATCATTTTTTATTTGTGGCGTTACAAACGTATATACAATATTACCACCAATAATGACAGGATCACTTATATATGACACACTAAATAACAACGATTGTGAAAAGCGCCCTGTTCCACTTACAAAATGCGTCTCATTTTTTGCCTTATATGGAGCGGTTGGAATCGTCATATCAGTTCCAACGTTAAACCTCCATGATTTATATGGCTTTCTCCATGTGAAGTTTAATCCAATATCATCAACTGCAAATTTGAGTCCATTTTGTTTTGAAGCTTCATATCTGCTATCAATATCATTCAATCTAATGGTAAATGGTTGGTTTATCGTAAAAATATAATCATTTAATACGATAAAATTAAAGCCTACCTGTGGAGAAATGGTATATACATTGTATCCACTGCTTGTAAAAAATTGCATATTGCATGATGAGTCAAGTTCAATTGTTATTATTTTTTCTTTTTCTCGTCCAATTCGCTCATGATCTGATTTTTCAGCATAAAGACTTTGCAGACCTATAAAAAATAACAACACAAAAAAAATTTTTTTACCACACATGTCTTGCACGCCTTTCCATCAACTCTGCTTTTTCAAGAGCTCTTTTGACAGTATCGTTGAGTAGGTTTTTATTTAACTTATCCTTTGGCATCTTTATCAGAAGCATAATGTTTGACCATCTTTTCTCAAAGCTACTTATATCGTTAATTTCAATACCGGAAACAGGATCGGCAGTAACGAAACATTTATCATCCGCATATAGAACAATGGCAAAGTGTAAATCAGGCTTTTTATAATGCACGATAACAGGTGCATAAAGGTCAACCGCTTTTATGAGATTTGCAACATCAGCCCGGTAGGTTTTCGATAAATAACCGTATGCCGAAAAAATGTTCATCATTTGTTGCAAGCTCAATTCTTCATTTTCCTGTAATAAGACTTGAAATTGTCTAATAAGAGTATTCTCATCTGTGTTATGACCAAGATATAAATTGAGAATCGACGAAAGAACAGAAAGCCCACATGACCTGTCCGCACCCTGCTCATGTACACCGGTAAACTTTAAACTTTCAAAAGATTTAACTTGCGAAATATCAGGGACATCAATAGCAAATAGAGCAAACATAGAACAAATCAATAATACGAAAACAATGTTTTTTCGATCGAGTAGCTTCACTGATGTCCCCATTTTAATTAATCACGTGCTGGTTTTTTACTTCGGTCAGGAGATCCCTTTACATTACCTTCACCGACAACAAAATGAGCTTTCCATAGTGTTCTATCTTTTTCGAGCAGCTCGGTCATATCAACTGCTTTTACACGTTCTCCTTCTTTCACAAGTTTATACACAAGCGGATAGTTTCTGTCTTTTAAGAACTCCCCCTTATCATATATAAGCGTATAATCAATTTTTTTCTCATAGGGTAATGGCACATAAGCAAAAGTTATATGACCATCCCATGTATAATTCCTGATAGCTCCATCTCGGTCAAGGTCAGGCTTTGCCTCTACCCGTTTCCTGCTACCGTCTTTTCCATCCCACTCAAAAACTAGCGTAACCGGTATACGGACAAATGCACGTAATTCTTTTGGGGGACGCTCCACTAACCCATAGAACTCAGAAAGATATATTTGAAATGCAAGTCCATAAAAATAGGTTTGGCGAGGGAGTATAAATGAACCTTTTAGAACTCCTTTCTCTTTAAAATCAAATTCATCATCGCAGTATACATGCTCACATGGAGTATTCTGTCTTGAATATTCGGATCTAATTGCATATTTTTTAGGGTATTTCCAACCTGATCCGCAATCCTCGCCAGCAAGTCCAAGACCCTCTCTTTGAAAACAGTTGCAAGCTATAAAAGTAAAAAACATAATAAAAATAAACAATATATAACCATATCGTTTTGACATACTTAACCTCTACAACAGACATGGTTTTTTTGCACCACATCTGTTTTTAAATTTGCTCGTTATTTTTTCCATCCTGGAACTGATTTTTTTGGCTTAACATTGCCACCAGCATCCTTTATTATCTCAGAAGTTGCCGTATTGCAGCTATTCTTATGAATATTATATTTCTCCGGCTTCTTCGCTTTGTAGTTTTTTGCAGCCTTCATAACATCTTCATCAAATTCCGCAACCGTTTTACCATCCGGTACTGGAACTTCTTGAGGACTGTATTTTTTTAGGTTTGTTTTTACCTTTTTTCCCTCAGGCCTTTCAGACTCGTAATCCGTATGTCGAACATTATTCCCAAAGCCTAAAGAGCTGGAACTGCTTTTAGAAAAACCATGTTCCGGGCCATACTCTACTATTTCCAATACTTTAAAATCTGGATCAGTAATTGGTTTATCAGTAATCGCAATTCCAGTATGATACTGTCCAAATGCAACATGAGCATAAAAAACATACGTTTCACCGCCGGTGATAAGACTCGCTTCTTGCGAAGTTAACTCAACACCATCAAAACCAGCAAATAAATTCTTTTTGCTATTTGTTTCCGTTCCAAAAACGGACATAGCAAAAACCGTCAGTACCATTAATGTCAATGTACTTTTCTTCATGTGTATTACCTCCTACACTCCATGAGTATATAAAAAATTAGCTTTCTTGTCAAGCGTTCAAGCAATGCGAACTCAACTTTTGCTTTTACGTCCATTTGTCCTTTAAGCGGCACGGTGCCATTGTCGGCTTTAATGTCGATTTGTGAGGCGCTAAAACTTATTTTAACTCCACGGGCTAAACTCATATCAACGAGGTTTTTTAGCGTCCAGTCGTGCTTGACGGTGTTGATTTGAACAGGGCTTTTTGTGATTTCGATTTTTGCACTTCCAAGCACCATACTGTTCGGGTTTTTCGATGTTGTTAAATCCATAAAACAATTTTCTCCTATTTTGTTTTTTGTTTTGTGATGATTAAAGCCGCGTTAGGTTTTAATCCCTATGATTGTGCTTGATGTTAAATTCAAGCTCCAATATCCAAGTTTCAGTGTACGAATACGAGCGAGGCTCGATTATGTCTAAAAAAATTTCGTCATCGGGCTTTATCGCCTGCGGGTAACATAGCCCGTAAAATTTCGCCTCTTCGTCAATTGTGAAGTTTTGCACTTCGTCAAAAAATAGTGCAGCTTTTAACGAGCGTTCTAGACAATCGTTAATTGCGGTGTTGCTTGCCGGTATTTCTGCGAAAAGCTCAGCACGCAAACGTAGCCTCGCCCGTCCGTTTCCGATAATCACGGGGTGCGGTAAAAACGAAAGCTCAAAGTGAAACTTTTCGCTTTTAACTTCGGACGGCAAAATAATAACTTGCGTGTCGGTTGCTTCACGTAACCTTTTTGCAAAAGCCTCGGCAATTTTCAAATAATTATTTTGCATAGTACGCCTCCGTCATTTTTTCAATTTGGTCGAGTTCGTCTTTTGTAAGTGTCATATATTCACGTTTTGGAATTACTATTTCTTTTTTGAGAATGTAAGCAACAAAAGGCTTTGCGTTTTTGTCTTTCTTGCACATTATTACGTTGCTCCGCTCGCTGCTATTTCTTTTTTTCGGGCGGTATACAGAATAGCCTGCTTGCCGTAACGCTTCGATTGCGTCTTTTACGCTGCGGTATTTTGCACTGTGTTTTGCGATGCTGTACGTTGCAGGGAGCGCAAGGTGCTTTGAGTTTTTCGGCGTGATAATACCGCCGTCGTTAAGGATGCGGGCGTAAGGCACGTTCGTTGCAACAATCGCGGCGTGGCTTGTGTGCATAGCGTGTAAGCTCGAGCGCAAATTGCCTGTCATTCCTTTTAAGGTGTTGCTGCCGCCTTTTACGGCAATCGTTAAAGGGGCGTTGGCAGGCTGTATATTGCTTTCGATGCGTTTTTGAATTTTACTCAAGGCATAAAGCGATATAGACGCTGCAAGCTCTTTTGTGTCTTTTTCAAAGTTAGGCAATTTTACACTTTGGACTTCTTCAATACTTAATTGCATTTTTAGTTTTTCCTTTTTGTGATTGCTGCAAGTGGTACGCGTTCATCCTTTGCTTTTTGGATGTCTTTGTACCGGGTGCTGATTATATCGCGGGCTTTTTCTAACCACTTTTCTGCACCTGTAGTATCTCCGTTGTATAAATACAATTCATAAATCGTAAGGTGCGAAACAATTAGCCTTTGCGTTTTAGAGTAAAGCGTAAAAAGAACGCCTACAAGGTGCAAAAGATTTGCCGTAAGCGTTTTCGCTCGTCCGATACATTCTGCCGTGATTTTATTTTCTGCCGTTTCGTCATTGTTGCCTGTTAGCTCAAAATATAACTTTGTGCTGATAAGGTTTTGAATTTCATCGACGGTTAAATCGGGGGCGGGTATTGCTTTGACGTGTTCGGCGTTATTAGCGTCAAAGTCCTCTGGCGTTTCTGGTATTAAGTCCAAATAGTCCTGCATACTCTTTGCCCCCTTTTTCCGTTACGCTATATACTTTTTGATAACCGACTTTGAAACTGCAAAAGCTGGAAACGGCTTTGAGCTTGAAAAGATTTTAATCCCGCTAGGGTCTTTGCTCTCTTCGTAGTTTACAAAAAACTGCAACGGCTGCAACTTGCTATCAAGTTCGTCCAGTGCTGCATAGAAAAGCTTTCCAGTGTTTTTCAAGTCAACGGTTTGCATCTTTTTCGGGTCGATTACGTTATTAACGTCCGTCTTTCCTGGTACGGTGTAGGTGTTTGAAACCAGCATAATTTTGTACTTGCCAAAAAGCACCATTCCGTAGTCCGTCCACTGCACAGGGACGGCACTTTGTGCGGTTGTAACGATTGTTAAAATCGTTGAATAAACGTCCGAGCCTGCAAGGAAGCGGATATCTGCACTTGCCGACGTTTGCACCTGAGCAACAAAATGCGCTTCAAGGGCTTTTTGTAAATCGCCAAGCGATGAAGTCGCTGTGAGCGTTGAGTCGGTGGCGGTTTTGAGTTTTCCGATTTTTACGGAATACGGGACGCTTCCAAAACTGCCTGTGTTGGCGGGGTAGCTAATTTCGCCAGACAGTGCTTGGCAGCATAAAATTTCAACCGTTTTAGCCGTGCGGTCTCTAAGCTCTTTTACCGCTTCGGTGAGTTTTGCCTCGATGCTGCTTGTTTCTCCGATGTGGATTAAATCGTTAAGCTCTCGCCCCAAAATGAATTTTGAAATTGCAATTGGGTGAACTTCGATAACCGAAATGTCCTGAGCATCTTTACCGACGGGGTAGGACTGCGAGCCTCGTTTTGTAACGGGGACTGCACCTGTTTCGTCTTTGATGTCGGAGACGGCAATGTAAGGCGATGTTTTTTGCTCTCGAACTGCGGGCGGAAAAATTAAGTCCGTCATCGGCGTGAAAAGTTTTGGCATTTCACTTACGGTTTTGCTGAATTTGTCAAGGGACAAAAAAGATTTGATACTGTTTGTTACGTTGATGTTCATAAAAAAATTCTCCTAAAAGTTTTTGTTAAAATTTACACAAGGTAAATACCCGCGACTCGAAACTCTTGCCTTCGCTTTGTCGCCTCTTGCTCGTTTGCATCTTGTATCACTGCCCCGGTGCCATCAAGCACGTTTTCTTTTTTTACGGCACCAAAAACGAGGACGTTGATGGTGCTGTCCTTTGTTTTATCCTCGATTGCGTCAAGGCAGATACCGACAAAAATCGAGTTAGCCTCTTTTGTGTGCGTTAGCGTCATCGTGGTGTCGTTTTCAGTATAAAGGCAAGTGCCTTCTTTGATGTTTTTCAACCCGTCTTTTACATTATAAGGCTGGATAATGTAAAAATCGCTTGCGATGATTGAAGACTGTGAAATACTGATTTTTCCTAAGTTTCCGTTAATCATTGTTTACTCCTTAATTTGATTAAAATGCTTTTCCAATGAGCCTTGCCGCTTCACTGTAAGAGACTGTTTCTTTTTGGGAAGACGCTCCGCCGTCAGACAATGTAACTTCGTTTTGAAGATATCCGAGTGATGGCATTGTTTCAAAAACTTCCGTTAAAAGGTCAAAACTCGAACCTTTTGCTTTGCCGTCAGAAAGGGTGATACTATCCGAAAGGGAAAGGGTTCCAGAAACAAGGGCGAGTTTTTCGATGCCTGCTTTTGAAAGTTTACCCTCTGCGGCTTTCAAAAGTACGTCCCTTTTTGTCTTTCGCAGGTTTTCGTAAAGCGTGCGGGTTGCAGGGCTTGCATCTGATAGCTCGATTTCGGGATGTTCGGCTGCAACCTTGTCGAGCTTTTCGGTTAGCTCTTTTAACTTTGCGGTAAGCTCTGCATTTTCTTTTTTGAGCTCTTCCGTGTCCGTGGACGCTGATGCTGCGTTTTGTTTTTGCAACTCGGCGTTCTGTTTTTCAAGCTCCGCGATGCGGGCTTTTAACTGTTCAAGTTCGTTCATTTTATCGACTCCTATATCAGATAAATTTATGCTAGGGAATATAAGCGTTTCGGTTTGCGTGTCGCTTGCTGCTACCATTTCGGTAATTGTGTTTTTTAGGTCTTTAATCGCAGGCGGTTCTTCGCCCAAGTATGCAAGGTGATGTAAATAATACTTACCGTTGCTATCTTGTTTGGCACCGATGGAGCAATCAGGGAAAAAGCCGGCGTTAACGGCTTCGTTTAGTTTGTCGTTTTCTTCGATGTCAGCAAAAAGGGAAGCACCAACTAACTCGACGCTTTTCACGTTGCCAAGCCGCGGGGTGCGTGCGTTTATTTCGTGTCCGATGGTAACGGGGGCAGTGTGCATTGTCCGAAAGTTTTCGGCAATATCTGAAAGCATTTTTGCCGTTATCGTTACTGGCACGCCGTTACTCATAAAAGTCCCCGCGTGTGCAATTTCTCTTTTTCGTTGTTTCATCCCTTTTGTCCTTTTCAAAAGTGCGTTTCACAATGAGCGGAAAAACTAAAACGACGAGTGTGAAACGCGGGTTTATTATATCATACAAGGGACGCGTAAAAAAAATATTTTTACGCGTGAACGATGGTGTATAATAACGATATATCAATCCTTTGCCGCCTGTGAGACGCACTTCCTCAACCTTTTATTCAGGTCAATTTTACTCACCTTTAGATATTATTGTTTTGCAGGCGGCTTCTTTTTTTTGGTAAAAAGTCGAGGAATAGCAAATTATAATTTACTTTAGACGCTTAAAGTAAATTATATGAATTTATATTTTACTTTACTTTATGGTGAAAAAATCTAGCAAATTTTACGCGTGAAACGTGTGATATAATGTTTTTAAGACATAATTCTCCTCCAGGAAAAAAGTCTAGCCCGTGTGGATGCGTTTTTCACCTCCTTGGCACGTTTGCACGGGCGTTTTTTTTAGCGAGGGTTTTTTGGTCTAAAGGCGGTAAAACGAAATGACGCTGAACGAGTTTGTGTATAGGAATTTGAAAAAGGGTGTCGACTTTGACGGGCATTATGGGCTTCAGTGCGTGGATTTATTTAGGCAATATTGCCAAGATGTTTGGGATATACCGCAGCCTGAAGGCGTAACGGGGGCGGTGGATTTTTTTACTAAATACGATAAAAAGCCTATTTTGAAAAAGCACATCGAGAGGCTTTCGTATCCTGCGAATAAGCCTGCGGAAGGCGATGCGGTAGTTTTCGGAACTGTTAGCGGTAACCCTTACGGGCATATCGGAATTGTGGTGGCGTCTTTTCCTCAGGCGGTGGTCGTTTTGGAGCAAGACGGCTACAAGCAAGACGGGGTAAAAATCGAGTGGTATTCATACCGCAATGTTTTAGGTTTTTTGCGAAAAAGAAAAGCAGCAAGACTTATTCTATGAAGGAACAGGAGCGGTAAATGAATAATCAACAATACGATTCTACGAAAGACACATTGCTGCACATAAAACATGTCAATGCCTTATTATTACAGTTTATACAAGAGCTGATAAATAGGGCGATAACACATGATGAATCTAAATTACATGAACCTGAAAAAGCACTTTTTGACACAATGACACCGCGATTAAAAACTCTAACGTATGGGAGCGAAGCCTATAAACAATCGTTAGCCGATCTAAAACCTGCATTAGACCATCATTATGCGCATAACAGTCATCATCCTGAGCATTATGAAAATGGGATAGATGATTTTACACTTGCCGATTTAGTTGAAATGTTTTTTGACTGGAAAGCAGCAAGTGAACGGCACGATGACGGCGATATTTTGCAATCTATTACAATCAATAAGCGGCGCTTTGGCTTGTCGGATCAGTTGTGTACGATTTTTGAAAACACAGCGCGGTGGTTGCATACAAAAAATACGATACATCAAAAGGATAGCCATGAATGAAAAGAACATTTTTATTGTATGTCTTAGCTGTTTTTTATTGCTTACCATTTCCGGTTGCTGCACAAGAGCGGCAGTATACAATCACGGAGACGGAGCTTCGAGATTTGGCAGAAATACAATGGTAGTGAGTAAAACATTCGGAGGAATTTATGAGTGATAACGACGAAATACGAAGAAAGATAAACGCAATCATCGCGAAAAAAATGGAATTTGTTGATTTCGGTTATATGGAGTTTATATATAGCAAGTTGCCGTATATTCCGTTTTTTCATTACTTAGTTGCAAAAGACGAAACTTGTTTTATTGCTCTAAACCTTGAAACGCAATTATTCACGGTCGACGACACTCAAAGAAAAGCGGTGGATTTTCTCTATGACTTGATAATGTCGCATATAAAAGACGTTACAGAAAGGGGCGACTTTACCCAACTCATTGAAGACGCGAAAAGCAATGAAATGGACGAATATTGGTGCAAGTATCGCGAGATGGAGTTTACCGCTGCTCAAAAAGCTTTTAACAATCGCAAAAAAGACGCGATTTCTAAGGTTGAAATAGTGGAAGGGTAAGGGAAAAGGCAGTCCTATTGCAACTGGCGTTTTAGTGTAAATCAACCGCATCCCCCCAAGCTGAATATGTCTTGCTAAATGATATTAGTAAATTCGTTGAATAGCTGAATGTCAGTCTTTGAAACGTATTCTTTGCAATCATCACGATAAAAATTATTTTTATCAAGCAGTGAGATAAAAGCAAAAAGTGACGCACGTTGTTCTTGATCTCCTTGTTCACTGAAAAACACATTAGCAACAACATGTCCTAACTCATGAGCGATGACAACTCGTTTTTCTTGTTCTGTTAAATACGACGCATAGCAAATAAGGGCTGCAGCTGGCATATGATATACACGTGCCTTTCTTCCATTAGTCCGTTTTAGTGGGACTAACATAATCGAAAAAAGCTTTATATTTTTTGCTTGTATACATCTCTTTAGCTCCTTTACGTCTTTTTGTCTGCCTCTTATCTTATCCAGTTTCTTAAATAAGTCTCTTTTCCTTTCCTCATTTATAAGATCTTCTATGGTGGTAACAAGATGTGAAAGATAGTGCAATTTCAGACATGGCTTAATTGTCATGTTAAAAAATTTTACATATTCTTCGATAACGGTAGCTGGAAGATTAAATTTGCTTTCGAGTTTTTTTGTAAGGTACTCATCTAGTTTAACATCCGCCATGTTCCCTCCACGAATACCGCTTTTTCAAAATCGTATTCTTCTTCGATAGAAATCTGCTCCTCTGTCCCGAATGTTTGTAACACGCCCATGCATTTACGCATAATTCGTATTCTGTCGGTCGGCTCTGTAATGTTGGCTTTTTCAAAAACATCGTCAATTTGCTTTTCCGTAAAGCAACAATATAAGTTCTCAATGACTGAATTTATAGTGTCATACACGTCGAGCTTTGTTTGTTCTGTCTTTGTTTTTTTCATCTTTTCTCCCCCGTTATAAAGCTATCTCTATAAACTTTCGATGTAAGTGTATCATTTACTACAGATATTTTCAATGGCGTTTTTTTTGCGATATTCTGCAATTACAGGATGGACAAAAAAAATATAAAAAAAAGTTTATTTCGCCACTTGACTTTTTTTTGAAAATAGTCGATAATGCAATAGGTTGCGTGCTTGGCAGCTTAATAAAAGCGAAGTTCCTGCTAACCCAGTAATGAGCTTGTGAGATAAGCACACGGTTCAAGGTATGTAGGCAAGACTTCGCTTTTATAGTTTATATATCAAATTGTTTAATATCACTAAAATATATTTTACTTCATTTTTTGACCTTTCAAGCCTTCTGCTTATTATAGGGGTTATTTTATTTAATGAAGTATTGAATGTTAAGCTCAAAACAGGGACTCTAGCCCTTTGATGTATAGCTTGACGTAAATTATTGTCGATAGATGTTAAACTACTGCATTCTTTTAATTCGCCTATCTCATCATTAATAATCATATCAGGGCTTTTTGTTAGTTGATTTCTAGGCAATAAATAAATTTTATAGCCTGCATCGGCGAGGCACTTTGCAACGTCCATTTCTTTTTTTGAATATTCCCAGTTTTTTGCTACATGAACATAGCCTGCGCCTTTTGGTTCATATTCTATTTTATAACCTTGCAACAATTCCGGAAAGTATGACTGCATATCAAGCTCTCTTGCCTGTGCCACGATGTCGGCAGTAATGCCGTATTTCCCCGCTCGCTCTATCATTGTGTCGGTTAGCTTCCAAAAGCTTTCTTTGTCAAGGGGGTC